CAATCGGGGTGAACAGGTGATGTTTGCCAGCAACGGCGTCACCGTTCCGGTAGCACACCCTGATGCCGGCATGGTTGCAGACAGCGGCACCTCGCTGGCGTCGCCAGTGGTTGCCGCTGCACTGGCCTGCCAACTTCAAGCGCACGCCAGAGCGTGACCGAAAGGAGTCCCGATTCAACAAGAACGGACGCCCTCTGACGATTGCTGACGGCCGCGACCGGATACTGGCCGAAATCAGAGCCTTTACCAGAAGCGGGCACACATGGCGAATCGACCCCGGCCAGGTAGTGATCAGCTCCGATGTTCCGCTGCGGCGTGATGGACTGCCCGCCAGCGGGCGCAGAATGCCGGATGATCCTGGCGTAGCCCTGTATTTCGATCTTGACGGTGAGCCTTATTGCCTGCCCTGCGATACATGGAACCGCTTGCCGGACAACATGGCAGCCATTGCTGCACATTTGAGCGCGATACGCGGTATCGAACGCTGGGGAGTCGGAGACCTCCGGGCGCACTTTCAAGGGTTCACCGCCATCGAGCACCGGCCGGAACCGAAATGGTTTGACGTGCTGGGATGCTCGCCTGATGCCGATGCTGAAGAAGTTAGAGCGCGATACAAGTCGGCAAGGAAGCGCGCCCATCCTGACAGCGGCGGCAGCACAGACGAATTTCACAAGGTTCAGCAGGCTTATGCTGAGTGGCAGAACGGAGGTGAACAGTGAGCGACTTCTATTGCAGCGGCTGCAGCAAGTGGGCCAGAAGCCCGCACTACTGCCCTGGCCGCCAGATTGAGGGCAAGCCTTTTCATTACGCTGCCGGTGATTCAGAGAGCGCCCAGCGGGAAAAGCTGGAACGCCGAAAGGCAGAGTTGGAGCGCGAGCTGAATGAGATTAATGCTCGGCTGGGAGGTGTTGAGTGAGCAATTCTGTGGAGCTGGACTTGTCGTGCGTTGTTGGCGGGAAGACGTGGAACCTCTATTCGTTCCATTACCAGACTGGCGACGGCGTTTTCACCGGATACCTTCATGCAGTTTCCTCTGAGCATGCCAGCTACATGCTGCAGGAGCTTAGAGAAACAGCCACCCTCGACGGACAAGTTCTGGAGGCTGGAAAACTATGAACTACGCACAGCAACAGCGGCTCCGGTTCATCGAATGCATGCTGACCTATTACGGCCGCATTGGAAGAGCGGAGGTGTGTGACTTCTTCGCCGTATCCGAGCCGACGGCAACGCGGGATTTCCGGCTGTACTCAGAAGTGGCGCCGGACAATCTGGTAATGGACCGTTCTAGCAAGTCGTGGATCAGGTCGGCCAGCTTTAGGAGGGTGTATCAATGACCGAAACACCAGAAATCATCTACTTGATTCCGGGCGAAACCTGGGATAGTCCGGAAGGGCTTTGCTGGTCCGACTGCCCAGCGCCAGGCGAAGGCATGAACCCGGCTGAGGCGGTGAAGTATATCCGGGCGGACTCCATAAGGGAGCAACTTTTCCACCGTTGGCCGGGGTGTTCGGACCACAACTGCATCGTGACAGGCAAGAAAACAGGAATGGGCACGAACGGCGGCTGCCACTGCGTACAG